TCTTTAATTTTATACTGTTTAGCTAAGTATTGGCTTCAGATGCTTACAGACGGATTTAATTATCCAAGAGCAGGAAAAGTTTTAATTATTGTTCCTACCACATCTTTGGTTGAACAGATGTACGGAGATTTTTCCGATTATGGACAAAATCCTACTGGTATGCATAAAATCTATTCTGGTAAAGATAAAGAGTTTGAGAGTGCTATCTGTATAAGTACATGGCAATCCATTTATAAAATGCCGGCTGCTTGGTTTGATCAGTTTGGTATGATCTTAGGAGATGAGTGCCACGGTTTTAAATCTAAATCACTTACTAATATTATGAATAAATGTAAACTAGCAGAATATCGCTATGGTACTACTGGCACACTTGATGGAACACAAACACATCAGTTGGTATTAGAGGGTCTTTTTGGTAAGGTAATGAAAGTTACTACAACTAGAACTTTGCAGGACAATCAAACTCTTGCTGACTTAGAAATTCTTATGATACAGTTACAATATAGCGAAGAAATTAAAAAGCAAATGGTAGGCCTACAGTACCAAGATGAAATAGATTATATTGTAAGATATGAACAAAGAAATAAATTTATAAGAAACCTGGCTCTTGATCAGAAGGGTAATACTTTGGTCTTATTTCAGTTTGTCGAGAAGCATGGAAAGCCTCTTTTTGAATTGATAAATACTAAGGCTAAAGAGGGAAGAAAAGTATTTTTTGTAAGTGGTGCTACAGAAACTTCTGATAGAGAAGCTATTAGAAAAATAACAGAGGGTCAAAAAGATGCTATCATCGTTGCTAGTCTTGGTACTTTTAGTACTGGTATTAATATACGGAACTTGCATAATATTATATTTGCTTCTCCGTCAAAATCCCAGATCAAAGTTCTCCAGTCTATTGGGAGGGGATTACGGAAATCAGAGGATGGAACAACTACTAAACTCTATGACATATCAGATGACTTCCAACATAAATCAAGAAAAAACTATGCGCTCCTTCACAGCGAAGAAAGATTAAAGATTTACAAAAAAGAAAAGTTTAAATTTAAATTCTACAAGGTTTCCATATGATAGATATAAACAATGTTAAACAATTAAAAATAGCCGACGGCTCTGAAATTATCTGTGAGATAATGGAAGAACTTGAGGAAGATATAGTTGTAAGAGGCGCTTTCAGAATAGCTAGAGTAGATTTAGATAGTGAAAGAAGTTATTATATGTTTAAACCATGGATGACTTATGTAGAAGAACCCGATCATTTTATAACAATTAATCTGTATCACTTAATAGCAGCAACGGTGCCATCTAAAGATATTTTAGAACAATATGAAAATGCTACAGAAAAAATTAATGAAGCAAGATTAGAACGAGACGAAGAATTAAATACTAGACAAGAAGAAAATTTAAAAGATGAAGTAAATGTAACGCAAGAGATTGATGCTGATAACGTGTTAAAATTTAACTTTATTGATAAAACTAAACTTCATTAGTATTCCCTATCCTCAACTAAGTACTCTTTTATTATATACTAGATTCGTGCAACTGTAAACCAAAAAATGATGTAAAAACAAAAAAAATAGTTGTTTACATCTGTTGATAATTAGTTTATAATATATATGTAAAAGGTTTATATTTATGGCAAAAAAGACAAAAAACATCCACTATATTAATAATTCAGAATTTTCATTGGCTATTGTAGAGTATGTGAAAAAAGTAACTTTAGCAAAAGAAAATGAAGAAAAACTTCCAATAGTACCAGACTATATCGCTAGGAGTTTTCTTCAGATAGCAGAGAATCTATCTCATAAATCCAACTTTATCCGATATACATATCGTGAAGAAATGGTTATGGATGCTGTAGAGAATTGTTTAAAAGCTATAGAAAATTATAATATTAATGCTACAACTAGAACAGGAAAACCCAATGCGTTTGCTTATTTTACTCAGATCATTTGGTATGCTTTTCTTCGTAGGATTACTAAAGAAAAGAAACAGCAAGAAATTAAAGAAAAATATCTTGCTCAATCTGGAATAGATGCGTTTCTTGTTACAGAACTTGGCACTGATGATGCATCATCTCAAGTTGCTAATCACTTTATTGATACACTTAAAGATAGAATTGATAAAGTAAAAGCATATGATACAGAAATTAAAACTTTTTCAAAAGTAGTAAAAAATAGAAAAAAAAGAGCAGTTAACGTAGATTCAGATTTATCCGACTTTTTGGAATGATATATAATGAAAATAGCAGTATTAAATGATACCCACTGTGGTATTAGAAATAGCTCTGATGTATTTTTAAATAATGCAGCAGATTTTTATGAAAACATCTTTTTCCCGTATTGTAAAGAACATGATATTAAGCAAATTATTCATCTTGGTGATTATTATGATAATCGTAAGTTTATTAATTTCCGAGCTTTAAATCACAATCGTAAACATTTTTTATCACATCTTCGTAATTACGGAATGTCTATGGATATTGTGCCTGGTAACCACGATACTTACTATAAGAATACAAATGATTTAAATAGTTTAAAAGAACTATTGGGTCACTTTATGAACGAGATTAATATTATCATGGAACCTCGTGTTCTTGAATATGATTCTCTTAAGATTGCAATGTTACCTTGGATTACTCAAGAAAATCATGATAAATCTATGGAGTTTGTTAAGAACTGTAAAGCTGATTGGTTAGGCGGTCATCTTGAACTTAGTGGATTTGAGATGATGAGAGGTATAGAAAATAAACATGGTATGGATCATAAGCTTTTCTCGCGCTTTGAAAAAGTTTTATCTGGCCATTTTCATACTAAATCAGTAAAAGATAATATAACATATCTAGGCACTCAGATGGAATTTTTCTGGTCTGATGCTCACGATAACAAACACTTTCATGTGATAGATACCGAAACTCGTGAAATGGAAGCCATTAGAAATCCATACACTCTATACGAAAAGATTGTATATGATGATTCAAGACAAAGTTATTCAGATTTTAATGTGGACCATTTAGATAATAAATTTGTAAAAATAGTTGTAATTAATAAGTCTGACCTCTTTACATTTGATCGTTTAGTTGATAGAATACAGAATAGAAAGATTCATGAACTAAAGATTGCAGAAAACTTTAATGAGTTTATTGGAGAGAATGTTGAAGATGAAAGTATATCTATGGAAGATACCGAAGTTTTGTTAGATAGTTATGTTGATGCTGTTGATACGGATCTTGACAAAGATAAGATAAAAGTAAATATGAGGAAACTTCTTACAGAAGCACAATCAATGGAAATAGTTTAGTGCCCAAACAAGAAAGAATACACTGCCTATCTAAGAAATGGGAAAAAGCTTATAAAAAAGCTGCCAAGAAAAAAGATAGGCAGAAATCTAAGAAACAAATAAGGCAAAAAGAATGATTACTTTTAAATCTATTCGATATAAAAACTTTTTATCGACTGGTAATAATTGGACAACTATTAGTCTTAACAGAACAAAATCAACCCTTATAGTAGGTCAAAATGGAGCGGGAAAGTCAACTATTCTTGATGCACTTTCCTTTGGTTTATTTGGTAAACCACATCGTAATATTAATAAACCTCAGTTGGTTAATACTATCAATAATAAAGATAGTGTTGTAGAGGTTGAATTTATTATAGGTAAAGCACTTTTTAAAGTTGTTCGTGGTATAAAGCCACAAATATTTGAAATATGGAAAAACGGCGTGATGATTAATCAATCTTCTCACGCTAAGGAGTACCAGAAGGTCCTTGAACAAAACATCATTAAGTTAAATCATAAAAGCTTTCATCAGATTGTTGTGCTAGGTTCTTCATCTTTTATTCCTTTTATGCAACTACCAGCACAGCATAGAAGAGATGTTATTGAGGATCTTCTGGACATTAATGTTTTCTCTAAAATGAATACTTTGATAAAAGAAAAGAATAGTGTACTAAAAGAAAAACTAAAAGATAATTCATATCAACTAGATATTCTAAAGAACAAACTGGAGTCTCAAAGAAAATATATTAGAGATATTACGCAAATTAATGAGGATGAGATTAATGATAAAAAGAAAAAAATCTCAGAGGTCGAGAGTGAAATCAAGCAATTACACAATAGTAATGCCGCGTGTAGTGCTTTTAATGAAGCAAATGCCGAAGAGGTATCAAAGCAACTTAAAGAAGCAAATAATAAAAAACAAATCATTCTACAAGATAAGGCCAGTGCAACATCAGAAATTAAAACAATCGTTGGCGATTCTAAATTTTATGAACAGAATGACACCTGTCCGACCTGTTCACAGGAAATCGAACCAGATTTTAAAAAGAGGAAAATACACGAATGTAAGCAAAAAGCATTACAAACTAAAGAAACCCTTGAAAGAATACAATCGGAAGCTAATGATGTAGCAGCTTTAATAGACGAATGGAATAATAAAGCTGAAGAAGTTAAAGATAATAATAATTTAATTAATACCAATAATAAACTTATATCATCTCATCAAAAACAAATAGATGGTTTTAATCTCGATATACAAAGACTTAGTTCCAGAGAAGGTGATATTGGTGAGGCTAATCAAGAGCTTCATGATATGAATGAAGAAAGAAACGAGTTAATGGAACACAAATTAACTCTTAATGAAGAATATTCATATAATACTGTTATGGCTGAGATGTTAAAAGATACAGGCATTAAAACTAAGGTTATTAAACAATACATTCCAGTAATCAATAAATTAGTAAATCAATATCTTCAAGTTCTGGATTTCTTTGTACACTTTAATTTAGATGAAAGCTTTCAAGAAACTATTAGATCACGTCATAGAGATGCATTCTCATACGATTCTTTTTCAGAGGGTGAAAAGCAAAGAATTGATCTTGCTCTACTGTTTACTTGGAGAATGATTGCTAAGATGAAAAACTCTGTAGCTACCAATTTGCTTATATTAGATGAAACATTTGATTCATCTTTAGATCATGATGGTGTTGATAATCTAATGAAAATTTTACATACACTAGATGATGACACAAATGTATTTGTAATCTCTCATAAAGGAGAAATACTTGATGGAAAATTTGAAGAAAAGCTGGAGTTCAAGAAAGAAAAGAACTTTAGTAAAATGGTGGCATAATGCCTAATATTGAAATAACAACCAAACCTACAGGTAGAAGCCCAGAAAATAAATATTTCTTTGGTGAAAAAACAAAATATCTTGATCTTAGTCGTCCTAAGTATAATAAAATTGGTAACGAAGAAGATTATCACGTAATGCATATGCGTATGGATCTTATGGATTATTCACATAACCTTGTATTTTATGCCGCTGGAATGTGTTTTCGTGTAGAGACTAATGATGATAGACATGCACAATTTGTCCGTAATATGTTTCCAGTAGTAGACAATCCTCTACAATATACTGCTGATTGGACGATTATACATAATACTGAAATGGTAGTAGATGAGCCATATATTTATGTTCATTTGGACGAATGTGTTATGTTAATTGGTGGAACTACGTTTCTTGGTGAAATTAAAAAAGGTGTGTTCGGTATTATAAGTTTTGAGTTACCAGAAAATGGTACTTTACCTATGCACTGTAGTGCTTTTACCTATAACGATACAACTAATTTAATGTTTGGATTAAGCGGTACAGGTAAAACTACATTAAGTAGCGATCCCGATTATAAATTAATTAGCGATGATGAAGTTTATTGGGCTCAAGATGGCATTCGTATGGTAGAAACTGGTTGCTACGCTAAGAGTGAGGGTCTTAGCCCAGAAACACATCCTACAATTTTTTATGCTGTAGAAGATGCTAGAAAAAAAGATTGTTTAGTAGTAGAAAATCCAGGTGTTTCAAATGCCAGATTAAGTTATCCAATTACTTCTGTTGAGAATGCATATCACGGGAATAAAGATTTTACTCATCCAGATAATATATTTTTCTTAACTATGGATGTAACTGGAAAATTTCCAGCAGTAAGTAAGATTACAAACGGTACTATTAAGAGATTCTTTGAAACTGGTTACACAAGTCAGATGCCCGGTACTGAAGCAGGTAACAATGAAATTAAGAAAGTATTTAGCCCCTGCTATGGTTCTCCATTTATGCCTAGACAAGTAAGCGAATACAGTAATCTTTTAATGCAGAAAATCCATGCAAATAATTGTAATGTGTATTTAATTAATACGGGAATGGATGCATCAGGAAACAGATATGCTCTTGATTTTACTCGTAAGTGTGTAAAATCTGCAATTAAAGATGGTACCACATCTGATGATAGTAAGTTATGCTTAGAAATATTAGAAGAATTGATAAATTAATGTGTTTACAGCAACAGCAATATATGATATAATAAACTATATTTTATGAAACGGAGAAATAAATATAATGGAACTTAGTGACTCTACACTTTCAATTTTAAAGAATTATGCTTCAATAAATTCTAACTTAGTTATTAGTGAAGGTAGTACACTTCAAACTATCTCTGAAGCAAAGAACATTCTCTCAAAAGCAGAGATTAAGGAAAGCTTTCCAAAAACATTCGGAGTTTATGATCTAAATGAATTCCTTGGTGTTCTTGGTTTAGTTGATTCTCCACGTCTCAACTTTGAAGAAAATTACGTTATCATTGGGGATTCTACTGGTAGATCAAAAGTAAAGTATTTTTACTCAGATACAGAGATGCTCACAACACCATCTAAAGAAGTAAAGATGCCAGAGACTGATGTAAGATTTACTCTTGATGGAGATACCCTTGGTAAAGTTAAACGAGCAGCTTCAGCACTTGGTCACAGTGAACTTCATGTTTCACCTAGTGGATCTGCAGTAAGCCTGACTGTTACATCGTCTGAAAATTCTACAGCAAATAGTTTCTCTATTGATGTAGAAGGCAGTTCTACCAGTGATAAATACAACTTTATCTTTAATATTTCTAATTTAAAGATTGATCAAGGAGATTATGAAGTAGAGATTTCTTCAAAATTAATTTCAAAATTTACTAATTCAGCGAGTGATCTTATGTATTGGATTGCTCTTGAAAAGACATCAACATACGGAGAATAATAAATGTCTGATAATGAAGATACAAAACGTGCAATGGAACTATTAAATCAAGTTTCTCGTAGCTCTATTGCTATTATTGATACTATCACTCAACGTGGTGGTTTTCGAGGTGAAGAACTTTCCACTATTGGTAATTTGCGTGACCAATGTACACAGGGTGTCCAAATCGTAGAAAGCTGGAAACAAGAACAAGCTGAAGATTAATTCTTAAGGATAAAACTATATTATGAATAATGATTTTTTATGGGTGGAGAAATACCGCCCAGCAACTATTGAAGATACTATCCTAACCCCTAATCTAAAAACAATCTTTCAAAATATTATCAAAACCGGAGAGCTACCGAATATGCTCTTTTCTGGTACTGCCGGTCTTGGTAAGACAACCGTAGCCAAAGCGTTATGTAACGAATTGGATCTTGATTATATCTTGGTTAACGGTTCAGAAGAAGGTAATATTGATACTCTTAGAACTAAGATTAAACAATTTGCCTCTTCTGTTTCCCTGCAAGGTGGGTATAAAGTAGTCATTCTTGATGAGGCTGATTACTTAAATCCCCAGAGCACCCAACCTGCCTTGCGGGGTTTTATAGAAGAATTTTCAAATAACTGTAGATTTATTCTAACCTGTAATTTTAAAAATAGAATTATCGAACCGCTTCATTCACGGTGTTCTGTGTATGAATTTAATACTTCTAAAAAAGATATGGCACCACTAGCTGCCCAAATGATGGCTAGACTTCAGAATATTCTTAAATCTGAGAATGTTGAATTTGAAAATAAAGTTCTTGCTGAACTTATTATGAAATATGGTCCAGATTGGCGCCGTATTCTAAATGAAGCACAGAGATATTCTATTGGCGGTAAAATTGATTCTGGTATTCTAGTTAACATTGGTGACCAATCTTTTAAGAGCCTTATGGACTTTCTAAAAACAAAAGATTTTAAGAAAATGCGTTCATGGGT